CTTAGTGATTGTGAAAGTGGGGCGTCCAGGGGTGGACGTAATAGCACCAAGCAAAGGCCCGGTCACGGCGTCAGCAGCCGCATCCCATACCTTCACGTTGATCTCAGGTTTCCAGCGAAACAAGCTGGATAGGTGTTCAGACAGGCCAGCCTCTGCTGCCAGCATTTGCAGCTTGTCGGAGTCAACCTTGCGGTTGATCTTGCCTTCCATCTTGATCTTGTAGCCGCCATCCTCTTGGTTGACAGTGCCCTCAAAATTTTTAGGTAAAGCAAACTCTTTAACCATCAAGTCTTCCAGTTCCCGACGTTTTTTGACTGCGGCAGTCTCCAGTTTTTTGGCGTCGAGCCAGCGTTGGTAGAGGGTGGTCATGCTTCCCTCGCTTTCAGCATCTCGTCAGCCATTTCGTAGCACCAATTGGCAATTGAAACAGGATCTTGAAGTACATCATCAATGTCTGGGTCTTGAAAATAAACAGCCATTGCCTTCGCAGCAAAGTAGTCCCGCAAGGTCATGTTCTCTAAACTTTGGTTCATGCTGCCTCCAGTGCTAAAAGTTTGTTGATGCGCTCGTTGATTTCGGTGACGGACTTTTGATAGTCTGCCATGACCTTTTGCTTTTGCTTTTCCAGCGCCGCCACCTGCTGTGCGCGTGGGTCGTAGTCCTCAGGAACGTCAATCTCAATTTCTTGCTCACTAACATAAGTGCGTTCGGCGCTGTCGTCCAGCTTAAAAGAAGCAAGTCGATATTCCCCTTTTTCTTGCCACGCATATTTTTGGTAATGAACATGGGCTGTGGTTTTGATCTTCATTCTGCACCCCCGATTTTGTTGATGATCTCGCCCAAGTCAGGTGCTTCCCAGCCACCCAGCTTGCCGCTACGATCCTTGGCAAGCCAGATGCCATCGCTATCGCACATCAAAGCCCGTTGAGTGTTGCCCTCGGCATCCTTCTCCACGCGCAAGGCCAACACCTCATCAAAAAAATACGGCAGCGCTTGGCCTGTCTTGTTACCCGGCATTGAGGGCGAATACAGCACCCGGCCCATCTCATCCTGCGTCTTCTCCAGCTTGGCGGTCATCAGGACATGACGCCCTGGCAGGTCACGAAAGGCGCGAATAATGTCACTCATTTGCTCTTGCATAGCGCCATAAGCAGCCCTTGGGTCTTTGTTGACCTTTTTCTCATGGTTAAGGCAGACCTCGGCAATTTCAGAAATGCTGTCGAGCGCCACTGACTTGTGGTCAGAATCCGCTACCCATGCGTAAGCCTCGCGCAAGTCTTCCATGCTGGTGATCTCCAAATAGGGTAAGTCGGCATCTTGTATAGACAACAACCCGCCCTCCGCAGACAACACCACGGGCTGTGGTAGTGTCTTGATTAGGCTGGTCTTGCCAGCCCCTGCCTGCCCGTAAACGAGCAGCTTGACGCCGTTGGCACTGATGCCGCCGGTACGTTTCAACAATATAGCCATTCAGCTTTCTCCTTGGTTGCACACCAGTCGGACAATCACGGTCGGTGTGTGCTTGCATCATAGCACAGCTTTATGGTAGAGTGTCAACAACTTTTTCACAACAAGGCAAAAATAAATGACAGACCTCGCAAGCATCCTCGGCGGCCCCTGGTCGCCGCCAGCGCAACAAGCGCCTATTGCACCAGAAGATCAGCTAAAGGACGCCATGCTTGGCGCAGGGCTAAAGCCACCAGACGCTGTACACCTTGACGGCAAGCTGCACCGATTTGCCAGTGGAACCAAAGGTGAGGCAGGGCACGATAAACCGGGTTGGTACATTGCTTTTGCCGATGGCGTACCAGCAGGGCGCTTTGGCTGTTGGCGCTCTGGCATTGAATTGACTTGGAGGGCAGAGATTGGGCGCAGTCTGACAGTTGCTGAAGAAATGGCGCAGTCTAGGCGGTTGGCAGAGGCCAAGACTAAGCGGGACGCAGAGCAGAAAAAGACCCGTGAAGTTGCCGCTAACACGGTGGAAATCATTTGGGCAGAGGGTAGCGCAGCAAGCCCTGAGCATCCTTACTTACAGCGCAAGGGCATCAAGCCTCACGGCGCAAGGGTGACAGGTGACGGCAGATTGATGGTTCCGCTATACACCTCAGGCGGCGAACTGTCATCCATTCAGTACATTGCTGGTGACGGCGATAAGAAGTACCACCCTGGTGGGCAGACCGGCTCCATGTTTTGGATGCTGGGCCACTTAGAAGATGCCGATACCCTGTACCTTGCTGAAGGTTTTGCAACGGGAGCCACTATTCAAGAGGTTACGGGTAAACCCTGTGCCGTGGCCTACAGCGCCAGCAATCTGGTGGCAGTGGCAGGCATCCTAAAAACAGCGCACCCAACTTTGGACATTTGCATCGTGGCAGATAACGATGCTAGTGGAGTTGGGCAACGGTACGCAGAGCAAGCAAGTGCAAAATTTGGGGTACGCATGACCATGCCGACAACTCAAGGGGACGCCAATGATTACGTTCAAGCGGGGGGCGACTTGGCATTGCTGTTGACGCCAGTGGCTACCGACTACCTTATCCATGCCGATGGATTTTCGGCGCAGCCTGCACCCATTGCGTGGCTTGTGAAGCACTGGATACAGGATAAGGCACTGGTGATGGTGCATGGCCCCAGCGGTGGGGGCAAGACGTTCGTGACGCTGGATTGGATGCTGCATATTGCCAGTGGCAAGGCAAACTGGCATGGACACAAAGTCAAACCCGGCAACATGGTCTATCTTGCTGGTGAAGGGCATCATGGCCTGCGAAGCCGCATAGCAGCCTGGAAGCACCACAACAGTGTCAGCAACCTCAATATGTGGGTTAGCAAGTCGGGCCTAGACCTCAACACCGCAGCGGGTTATTTGCAGGTAGTCGAGGCCATACGCGCACTCAAGATCAAGCCAGATGTAATCACAGTGGACACCCTGCACCGATTTATGGCTGGTGACGAGAACAGCGCCCAAGACGCAAAGACCATGCTGGATGCTTGTGCTGCACTGATGCAAGAGTTTGGCTGCACCGTCATTCTGGTTCACCACACAGGCGTCAGTGAGGAAGCCCAACACCGTGCCCGTGGCTCATCCGCATGGCGTGGCGCATTGGACATTGAGATCAGCGTCATACCCGGCAAGCCAGGGGTTGCCATGCAGATCGTGCAGCGCAAGAGCAAGGATGCTGAGATGGCAACGTCAGTTTACGTTGACCTTGAAACGATAGCGATACCCGGCTGGCTAGACGAGGATGGCGAACCTGTCACCAGTGCGGTGATTGTCAAAGGTGAGCCGCCGCCAGAAACCCAGAAGGCAAGCGGGTTTAAGTCATTTGAAAAAGCATGGTGGGAGTCTGGTGCAGAAGACCGTGGAGGTGCGCCGTACCTCACCAAGTCTGCATTGATTGAGCATGGCGAAAAGAATGGATTGATTGGAACCAAGAGCAAGACTTGGCGAAATATCCTGCGGGAAGATGGCACTTTTATCAAGCCACTCATTGATGCTGGACTGATTGAGGCCCATGAAAACGGCTGGATTGTCATTGACCTTGGCACGGCGACGGGGATGATGCAAGCGAAAAAGTAATTGACAATCATAAAACTGTGGTAAACTTTAGCACATGAACAAAATCATACAACTGAAAGCAAGACTGAGGGCAGCGCAAGCTGAACTCTCCATCCGCACTCGGACGCACAACAGTGCGAGTCGGGCTTACAACAAGGTAGTGCAACGCATTACAGATTTGGAGAAAAGAATTGAAGACTTGGAGAAAATTCCATCTTGAGGCTAACGAGTACAGCGAAGAAATGTTGCTGGCTATGTTGGAAGAAGAAAAACTGGTGCATAAGCGCGTGAAGATGCTAGAGCGAATCCACCAACGCTACTGCACCCTACGCACCAACCGGGAACGGCTGGAGGTGCTGAAGTTTGGGAAGAAGCCATGAACTGGCTGGCGGCAGTGCTGGTGGCCTTGGTCATGTCTACGGCCTACTTGCTCGACGGCCCGTCTGAGCACGAGGCAAGAGTGGATACGGCAGAGGAAAAAATCCAAAAGCTGTGCGGAGAGAACGCAGGCTGGAAGCTGCTGGCAGATGGGTCGGTGCAGTGCTACACGCACCGTGGTTTTAAAACTAGAAAGGTAACATTATGAGCGACAGAATGGAATTGACAGAGCATACGGTTTACATCTTGAACGGAATTAAGCTGTTGCCGCACTACACCTTGCCGTGCTACGTGACGCCAGGGCATACCAAGAACACGCCAATGAAGCTGTGGACTGTGGGCGAACTGCTGGAAGAAGGCGCAGTCAAAAGCACCGCCTTCCTGTGGCCGAGGGGGCTGCTGGCACAGGCCGGCCATCGCGGGTGGTCAGCGTGAGTGATACCCCAGAGATGAAAGCGGCGTTGATCGAAACACTGCTGAGCCAAGCGATTGAGTCACGAGCCAGAACACCCGAGTCGATCTGGCTTGCCCATTCGTTTGAGGAGGCCGAAGTTAATGCAAACTTGTTCGCCAAGACCCAACTGCCTATGACAGACCCCGAGCGCAAGCGCAACCTCATACGTGCGTATGACCGAGTAAAACAATCACGGGAGACATACCAATGAATGACGATGGAGATTATGGGTACATAGACGAGTTCATGCACTGGATGTGCATCGTTGTTTTGTTCTTGATGACGATTGTTTTCCTCGCAGGAATTGCGGGACTTATTTGGGCCATGACATGAACACCGAAGAAGACGAATTTAAAAGGATCGAACGCGAGGCTTTGCGCCGAGCAGCGCAGGACGATGACGATGACACGCAAGTCTATGTCAAACCTTGGGTTGGGCTGACTGAAGATGAAGCGTTTGTTTGTAGAGGGCGTGACTATTTTGAAACTTACAAAGCCATTGAAGCCAAACTCAAGGAGAAGAACACATGACCAAAGACGAAATCATCCGCATGGCGCGGGAGGCGGGGTTCCTAATTGATACCCATGCCCAAAAGTATCAGCCTAATTGTATTTTGAGTACACATGGATTGATCGATGAAAATCTTCAACGCTTTGCCAACCTTGTTGCCGCGCATGAGCGTGAGGGTTGTGCGAAGGTGTGCAAAGACTTTGCTGGTGCGCTTGATGCAGCCACCGCTATTCGATCAAGGGGAACGACATGACTGACTTAAGACAAGCCGCAAATCAGGCGCTGGAGGCGTTAGAAGGTGAGTTGTGGTTGATGCTGGATAAGCCGGAAGATGAGCAGTATCGCGTGAAATATGCGTACCTGTTAACCGT